GGCACGCTCGTCTGCATCCTGCTTGCGCATCCGAACAATGGTGCGCAGCGCCTTGACGTCGAAGCCGTTGCCCTTGGCCTCGGAGTAGATGTCCTTGATGTCGTCCGAGATACCCTTCTTTTCATCTTCAAGACGCTCCACGCGCTCGATGATGGCCTTGATCTTCTCTTTCGCGACGTTGTGTCCGATACTTGCCTCGCTCATTTCTTGTCCCCTTCAATGGTCTCCATCTGTTTCTCGACCCAGACCAACGCCTCGTTCCACGCCCGCTGGAACGCATAGTCTGGATGCACCTTGTCCGGGCTTACCTTCCCGGCCGCGATGCGCGCCTTAAGCGCTCCCCATGGATCGATCATCGCTGCCTCTCTGCTTCGACAACCGAGCCGTCAAACCGGCGCCATCGTGTGATCTTCCTTGGCTTCCTGATGCCCTTCTCGCGGTCGCTGACGCGTTTTGTCTTGGCGATGCGGGGAATATCCCGCTTGCCGGTTTTCTCGGCGTGGCAGGCCCGGCAAAGCACCACGCAATTGGCCAGAGCTGGCTCGCCGCCGAGCGCGTCCGGAATGTCGTGGTCGTAAGCGAATTTTCCCGGCGTCAGACGCGCGCCACAGCCATGCCCTTCGCACCGGCCGCCAGCTCGCATAAACGCGTCCCGCTTGATCTGCTTGGAGAACTCGCGGCGCATCAGGCCGCCCTCCCCGCTTCTCTCGAAAGCGTGGCCGCTGACGTGCCAACCATCGCAGCTATTACCTCCATGATTGCGGTCTTTGATTCCTGAAACTCGCGCTTTTTCATGGCGCGGCGCGACTGGCTCTTGGCGGTCCTGATCACCACGGCCGGACCGCGGACAATCACCAGCGAAAATTCCTCCCGAGCGCGAAAGACAGCCGCAACGCGGAGCGCTGCCGCGTTGTTGCCCGCGTCCACAATAGTTTCGTCGTAATAGCCGGCCTCGATCAGGGAACGCTTGCGCAGATGCTCAGGCGATGGATACAGATCGGCCAGCGTCTCCGGCAGGTTCAGCCACGCCTCGCGCAACCAGGCGAACTCATGGTTATGGGTCGCTACGCTCCGATCCTCATGGGTGATGAGCGGATATGTTTCTCCGACCACGAAAAGCTGATCGGCGCGGCGCGGATGGCGCGGCACCATCGCCTCGCCGTCCCATGTGAAAAGCTCGGGCCGGTGCATCAGCGGGTCTCCGGTCCGAAGGGGATATCATCGTCCATGTCATGCGACATGGACTGCTGACCCGATGCGCGGCCCGGAGCGGAGCGGCCCGTGGCCTCAGCATATCGGTTGGTTTCGGCTGCTGGCTCCGTCCGCGCAGGTCCGTCCAGCATGACGAGCGCGGCGTGGAAGCCGTTCAAAACCACCTCGGTCGAATAGCGATCCTTGCCGTCCTTGTCCTGCCATTTGCGGGTCTGCAACTGGCCCTCGACGTAGACCTTCGAGCCTTTGCGGAGATATTGCTCCGCAACCCTGCAAAGGCCCTCATTCCAGATCGTGACGCGATGCCATTCCGTTTTCTCTTTCCGCTCGCCGGTAGCCTTGTCTCGCCAGCTCTCCGAGGTGGCGACGCTAACGTTGCATACCGGCCGGCCGTCTTGCGTCCGCCGAATCTCGGGATCGGCTCCTAGGTTGCCGATCAGGATCACCTTGTTGATGCTGCCAGCCATCACGCGGCCTCCTTGGCGCCGTAGAGGTCGTTAAGCTGGGCAAGCTTCCGATCGAGTTCTCCGAGAAATTCCGCAACCTTCGCCTCAAGGTCTGCAATTTCCTTGTCGTCGCGCTCCACCCTTTTGACAAACAGGCTCATAGCTTCTGGAAGGCGCGGATCGTAGGAGACAAAATCGCACCATTGCCGGCCCGTACACGCCATCTGCCAAAGCATTTGCGTGACGTACTTGCCAGGAATCGACTGCGACAGAAGCGTGTCCAGATGTGTCGCCGTGTTCGGACACTTGATCTCGACAAGGCCATGGTCGCCGACAAAGCCGTCAGGCGATGCACCTGTCATCCCGATCACCGGATGATTGATGAACGCGACCTCAACGACATGGGCGTCGCGGAAGAACTCATATGCCGCCCGCGCGTCTGGCTCCTTCTCGGTGCCCCAGGCCATTGCCGCGTTGGTATACTTCTCGGCGGGCTCGCCGGTCAGGCGTTCGGCGATCAGCTCGGCCATGTAGTTTGCGCGCGACGCACCCCAGCCTGTCTTGGTCTTTGCAATCACATCGGCAACGCGTGACGCCGTAACCTTGCCGACTCGCAAAGCGAACCATTCAGGCGACCCTTGGATAATCCCGGTCATGCTTGGCTCCGCTTCTTGTTGAGCGCGGCGACGGCCCGGTCAAAGTCCTTGACCGGGATGGCAGCGAGGCTCGGAACCTTGAGGTATTTGCAGAACGCGGCCTTATCGGCGCCGACCTCGTCGGCAAGCTCGATCAGCGCTTCAAGTTGTTGCTGGCTAACAACCTCTGCCGTCTCGGCGGATGCCCCGTCATCGTCGTCAGACGCCGCCAAGCCAAGAGCCGCCTTAAGCGTCATACGTTGCAGGTAGGTGATCGTTGATCCGATCGCCTGAATGCTGTTCTTGTTGCCCGATTCGTCACGGCCAGCAGCGAGGATGTTTTCCTCCGCATGGCCGCCGCGATGCGACACGATGCACGTCACGGTCACCGGCTCGTTCGGCACAGACGACGTCCGATAGCGATAGGACAGACCATGCTTGGCAAGGATTGGCGTCACGGTTCGCGCGATCTCGGCCAGGTCCTCGTGCTTGTAGTGGGTCCGGCCCTTAGGCGATGTAAAGTCAACCGTGCGGTTCTTGGCGATCACCGGGATTTCAGCCTTGGCCGCGGCCATGGCCTCGTCGAATGCTTTACGCGCCTGGCCAGCCTCCCAGCGCTCCTGCAGGCCCATCAGCTTTTCAAGAACCTCGATATTGGCGCCCTGCGCAACAGCTCGGTTGAGCATATCCATTGGCGTCATGGCCGCTGGAACGGCAGGTTCGTTCATCGCAACGACGTTGCTCATGCTGCATTCTCCCGTGATTGATCTTCCGTGGACAAAATCTGGTTGCGGCTGGCGTGATCCCTCTTGATGATCCCCCAGCACTCCAAGGTGTAGAGCGCTTCATC